AACAGACTATATTCGTGATCTTAAGGAACAGGTATTTGCTCTTGCTGCAACTCAAAAACAATCTGTAGAACTTGGTTTATCAAATGCTAAAGAAGTTGCTGCATCTCGTATCATAGCTAGAGAGGTTATTGAACATGATGAATAAATATAGAAAGAAACCAGTGGTAATTGACGCATGGCAATTCACAAAAGAGAGCTACAAAGGAGGAATACCACAGTTTATTCGGAAAGCTAAAAATGTTGAGCTGTGGTCACAGTATGGTGGAGATGTGATTGGAGGTGAAATACAAACATTAGAGGGTGTTATGGCTATCTTTGAAAATGATTACATCATTAAAGGTGTGCAGGGTGAATTCTACCCATGTAAACCAGATATCTTTGAAGCAACGTACGAGGTAGTCAATGATTCAGAGTGAATTGAATTCTCTTGGTTTAATTAAACAGTCAGTAGACAAATGGTTAAACCAAGTCAGTTATGGGGATGATGCTTACTACAAACCTAGTGAGTTTGCTTATGCATTTGTAAACTTTATTAAGCTAGTCAATGGAGCAGAAGGTGAAGAGAACATCACACCTGTACTACATCTTAAGATGTTGGATCAGATTGCCAGAGCTGATGTCCCTAAGATTGCTAACATGGTTTTCCGTGGTGCAGCTAAAACCACTGTGTTAGGTGAGTACCTTATTTTATTCTTAGCTGTCTTTGGTGAATTACCTAACTTTGGTAAGGTAGATCTGGCTATCTATGTATCAGACTCTATTGAGAATGGTGTGAAGAACATGCGGAAGAACTTACAGTTCCGTATTGAAAACTCATCTTTCTTATCTATGATGATTCCTCACTGGAAATTCACAGATATCCGTTGGGAGTTTAAGAATGCTTCAGGTAAACAATTTATTGTAAAAGGTTATGGTGCACAGACAGGTGTACGTGGTGTCAAGGAGATGGGTAAACGCCCACAATTAGCTATCCTGGATGACTTGGTTTCAGATGAAGATGCACGTTCTCAGACCTGTATCAATGCAATCAAGGACACAGTCTACAAAGCTATTGACCATGCAATGCATCCAACTAAATCCAAGATTATCTGGTCAGGTACTCCCTTCAATGCTGGTGATCCATTATATGAAGCAGTAGAGAGTGGTGCATGGGCAGTTAACTGTTATCCAGTATGTGAACGATTTCCTTGTACTCGTGAAGAGTTTAGAGGTGCGTGGGAAGACCGTTTCACTTATGACTTTGTTAAACGTAAATATGAAGAAGCTAAATCTGCAGGTATGTTGCAAGGTTTTAACCAAGAATTGATGCTACGGATTATGAGTGATGAAGATCGTCTGATTAGTATTGCAGATATCAACTGGTATTCTCGTAAAGACCTGATGAAAGATATGGGTTCATATAACTTCTATGTGACAACTGACTTTGCTACTACAGACAAAAAATCAGGTGACTTCTCTGTGATTTCTGTATGGGCAGTAAACCATGCAGGATATATCTATTACGTAGATGGTATTTGTAAACGTCAAACCATGGATCGTAATGTAGAAGATCTCTTTACCTTATGTCAGAGATATAACCCTCTCTCTGTAGGGATTGAAGTAACAGGTCAACAAGAAGGTTTTATTCCTTGGCTTAGAAAAGAACAGCAAAGACGTAAGATTTACTTTAACTTTGCTTCAGCAG